CCGCATACCCGCCACGGGCATAGCGATGCACCGTCATCAGGGCCGCGCGAAGGAGCTTGTCGTAGTCGTGCATCAGTCCGTCCCGCTCTTGAGTTTCGGCTCATTGCTCTCAAGCCGCTGGATCATGCCGGGGTCGAGGATCTGATCCACAACGCCAAGCCCCTGCGGATTAGCCGCCATCTCCTCCGCCAGCTTCACCGCCGCCAGCCTCTCACGGCTCTCGCGGTCGCGCTTGCGGTTGATGGCGTCCAGCTCGGCGTCTTCCTGCTTCTGATCAAGCTCACGCTGGCGAAGCTGAAGATCCGCCATCTTCATGGGATCGCCAGCTTGGCCCATCTGCGCCTTGGCCTGAACCTCAGCGATCTGCGCCTGCTTCAGTTGCAAGTCAGCGCCCTTCAACTGCAAGTCAGCCTGTAGTTGCGCTTGCTTGATCTGGGCGTCCATTGGATTGAGACCACCAGCCTGCGCGCCCTCCTGCGGGATTTGCTGGGCCTTGGCGTGAAGCTCGGCGGCCTGCGCCTCGCCGACCAACTTCTTCGTGTCGCTGTCCTGCTTCTTGATAAGCAGATCTCCAAGACCCTTGAGAACCATCGGGTTCGACAGCATCGACTCAAGGCCGCCCTGAGCCGTCTTGGAGAAGAACTGGTCGGGATTGTTCCAGCCCATGACCTGCATGGCGTCAGTAATGACGGCTTTCTTGTCAAACAGTTCAGGCGCGGTTCCCATAAGCTGCATGAGGCCCATAACCTTCATGATGCGCTGGGTATGGCTTGCCGTGTTCGGGTCAGCCTGCGGCGTCAGCTCGTAGTCTTCAATAGCGCGCAGGAACGTATCCTGATCCCACTGATAGGCGGGCTGCTTGTTGCGCTGCCAGAAGCTTTCAGGGTTGTCGCGGAACGTGCGCACTAACAGCCTAAACTCCTCGGCCTGCGCAGCGTGCATCCGCTTGTGGACGGCGTTCAGCATCTTGGTCGCTTGGTCAATCATTGCCAACGTCGTGCCAACAGGCGCGTCGGCCCGGCCCTCGCCGACCTGCTGCTCACTTGTGCCACCGATCCGCATACCCGTCTCGGCCATGTTCTGGACGAGCGACATGAGCGCGCCGGACGGCTCCTTGTACGGCAGTGGCATGATGGCTTGGTTCAGCGGCATACCGCCAGTCTTAACAAGCGCGCCTCCGCCCGGAGGAACGCGAAAGATATTCGTGTTCTGACGCGCGCCAGTGTCGGCCATGAGGAAGCCGGGGAAGTTGGAATACATGCCAGCGTCAAGCAACTCGCGCCACGCAGCAGTGATAGCATTGGTCGTATTACCCAGAATATGTAGAAGGCCAATGTCATAGAAGCCAAGCCCCGGCACGAAGGAGTATTTCACGAAGTTGATGCGCGCCTCGGGCAGCTCGGCGTCGTCCTCGTCGTAGTTGCGAACGATGGACAGGATCTGCTTGGACGAGGTGTCGATGGTCACGCGATAGGGGATCTCAAGGCCAGAGACCTTGCCCTTGTACTTGTGTTCGAAACCCTGAATGTCCAGCTCGCAATAGATTTCGTAGATCTCGCGGTCTCGGTCATCCGGGTTGCCAGACTGGGACATGGCGATGCCCTGCTGGCTGTTCTTTTCCTTCTGGACGCTATCAAGCGTCGGCAGGCGGGCGATGGACAAGTCAATGTCCTTGTAGACGCCAAGGATCTGCAACCGCTTGACGATGCTGGGGCGCATATACGAGCGATGCGTGATGCGCTTGGCGTTGCGCAGGTCCGTCGCGGCGTTGTTGACGATCAGGTCGTCGGCATCAACCGTCTCAGACACCGGGCGATTTCGTAACGGACAATAGTAGACCTTCTTGAAGGCCGTCCCGCCAAAGCCCAGCATGAGCAACATACGATCCGTGTCGGGGTAGTATTCCGTCGCGGTCGTCGTCAGGAAGTGGTTCAGGTCCGTTTCAAGCGCAGTCGCAAGCTTGTCTTCCTCAAACGAGGAGCCAGTTCCATCGTCCCTAATCTTCACCGGCCCATCGGTCGGCAGCAGCTCAGATCGGGCGTTGGCCTGAAAGCGAAGCACCGCCTCAAGCAGAAGCGGGTGTCGGACTTTTGACATGCCTTCGATGGGAGCGCCGTCAGCCGCGCCTTGCAGGCCGGGAATTTCCAGCTTCAGGCCCATGAGCTTGATGCCGGTCGCCCTGTTCTCAATCCACTCCTTGCGGCTGTCTATGTCGTCCTTAACGCCGCGCAGCAGCTCGTCGCTGATCCGGTAAAGCTCCATCTCGTCAATGTCATCAACGAGGTTGTCGAACCAGTCCTTCGGCTCGCCTTCGCCAGCCTCGTCAAGCGGCCTGCCGTCGAGGCTAATGCTGATCGACCCGTCGCCATGCTCGATTTCAAGGATGTTGCCCTTCTGATCCATCACAGGCGTGTCGCCATCCTCAATCATTTCGATCTGGATGGCCGGGGCCTCATCGGAGAAAGGCTGGCGAATGGATGGCGACAAACCGGGCGTCAGCGGCATGGTCAGTGGTCCCTGCGAGCTTCCATCTCCGCCACAAAGCGCCGGATGCCCTCTTGGGCTGCGAGTGTATCGGATTTTGCAGCAATTTCATAGCGACGGGTATAGTCATGCGGCGCGAGGCCGAAGACCTCGACAAGCCATTGATTTTCATCAACTTTATCGACATGCGCCCGGCACAGGACGCGCTCAGACATCGTATAGGGGCGGCGGGGGTCTGCCATAGCTGCTCTTGCTTTCGTTGATTTCCGCCAGCCTTTCGGGGCTGCGGGTGAGGAGGCCGAGATCGCGCAGGTGTCGCAGAGCCATCGACACCGTGTCAACCAGATCGTCGTGCTTGCCGCGCGGGAAGCTTGAGACCTGCCTGATGACCTGCTCGGCCCATGTGGTGCCCGGCGCGTAGATCATGCCCTCAGCGAACAGATGCTGGACGCTGTAGAGGCGCCCCAACTTGTCGATGCTCTTGGGGTCGTACATCTGGACGGCCCACGGTTCGTGGCTGAACAGCCTGCGGATTTCCTGCGCGACCGAGTGGCCTGCCGCCTTGTTCTCGATCAGCAGCTTATCCACCTTGAGCATCGTGCAGTCTTTGGCGATCTTCTGGACAAGCTCGTGTAGCTCAAGGCGCTCGGCCCATGCCCGCATGAGGATGACGCGCGGCACGGCGTTCAGGTCCGAGGTGTAATAGGTGTTCACATAGCCGTCGAAGCTCTTGCCATAGCGATCAACGCTGCGCGTGGCTGTCGCCTGCGGATCGCCAGAGAAGACGCCCCAGATCGTGCAGGCGCTGAAGTCATTCTCGCTCTTTGTTGTGAAGGCCGTGTCGATGCTGGCGACAATGAAATCGCAATGTGGGAAATGCGTGTGATCCCAAAGCTGCCACCAGCTATCTTTGATGATGCCGCCACCTCGCGGGGTTGGAACCTGCTGGAACTGCCCGGCCACAGCGTAGGGACCAAGGGCGCGCTCATCGCGCTCAACAACCTCAAGAGGAAAGCGGGCGGGGAATAGCAACTCATCCTCTTCCTCGCGCGGATCGGTGTATCCCAGCTTCGTCGTCATGCCAGACCGCCACGCCTCATAGCGCATGGGCAGCACTAGATGATCAAATGAACATGAGCCGTCTGGCGCTTTGAACGCTTTGTTCTCAAGGATCAGGCCGCTAACGTCCTCTTCATGGAGACGCTGGCATATGACAATGATGGCGGACGTTCGCGGGTTATTCAGGCGCGTCGGAAGCGCCTCTTGAAACCACAAGTTCGTGCTGATGCGCATTGCGTCAGACGTTGCGCCCTCAACACTGTTCGCGTCGTCCACGATGATCGCATCGGCGCGCGAACCAGTGATGGACCCGGCAGCGGCGGCCTCGCTGAAGCCGCCTGTCTTCAGTTCGAACTTGATCTTTGAATTTACGTCGCTGGTCATCTCGACTGGCCAGCGTTCCTGAAACCAGTCAGACGAGACAAGGCGGCGCAGGCGCACCGTATCGCGGATGGCGAGGCTTTGGCTGTGGCTGACGCGAATGTACCGCTTCCACGACATGCCGCGCGGACCCCACTCCCAAGCCTGCCAGAAGAGCAGAAGCATACTCTTCATTGATCCCGGCGGGATATTGATCAAGAGGCGCGAGTATGGCGTCCCGTCTGCAAGCACATGGCCATTTGTGATGGCCTCAAGATGCGCAGCCACCATGTCCACATGCCAGTTGTGGAGATAGGGTTGCGATGGTTCGAGGATTGGCCAAGCTCGCTTGATGAAATTCGCCAACGACAGTTCGCAGCGGCGCTTCTCGATGTTCAGGAGCGTTGAACCTGCGTCGATGTCGCGCGGGAGATCAATCTTTCCCATTTGAAGCCCGATAAGCCTCAATGGGAACCGATCTTTCCATTTCCTTTTGAAATCTGATTAAAGCATCATTTGCCATATCTGCTGACGGATGCTCTGGATATTGATTGATAATCTCAAGCAAACATCTTTCTAGATCCAGCATACAAAACGCATATTTGTTTAGATTTGCTTCATGCCAAAGCAAGGACTCTTCCATATCCTGTTTGTTCATAGATCAATCTTTCCCAAGCGTGGCCACCAGCGCAGTCTCAAGCGCGTCTAGCTGATCGTCATCCAGCTCAGACACATCGAGCGTCCGCAGCGTCACGGCCTGCTGAATAGGCCCGCCGTTCGCGCCTGTGACTTCCTTGCGATCAGCGTAATCCTCGCGGAAGCGGCTGGCGACGTTCTTATGCCAAAGCGCAGCGTTGAAGTCGCGACTTGCAAGGCCGCCCTGCCCCTGATCTTCCCACCAGCACTGAGAAAACGTCATCGCTCGCGTAAATGCGTCGAGAAATTCGGGGTATTCCTTGCACCAATTCCGCACTGTCTCTTTATCAACATCAAAATGAGCGGCAATTTGAGTGAGTGACTTACCCTTACGACCTAACTCAAGCGTAGCTTCACAATACTCAGGCTTGTAAAGCGACGGCCTGCCGCGCTTCAACAGATCCTCTGGTTTCTTCTTCGGAGTGGCCATAGATCACCTTCATAACTTCATCAGCTTGACCTAAACAAAACTCGCATGGGCTTTCACAGGGCTCACCGGGCAAGCCGTATCCGCAAAGGGCCAACGCGATTTTGTCCATCAATTCCATGAGCAAAGATAAGCGAAGGTGCGAGATCAGGCAAGAAGGCCCGGAAAGTCGGCATAAGAGCCCCCAAAAATTATTTTTATCTTTTTTTCTTCAACCCTGTTGACACCCCGCAATGGTTGCGGGTATATATGGGTCATCAACAACGGAGCAAGCAAATGACTAACGAACAAAAGAAAGCCAAAATCCTCGCTGCCGCAGCAACCTTTGGCTCACATGTTGGAATTTATTGGAATGAAGCAAAAGAACTTGAAGCGGCTGGTTTGATTGAACGCAAAACAACTTACACAAAAGCTGGTGGTAACCAAGTTGATCGTTGGTTCATCAAAAAGTGAAACCGGGGGCTTCGGCCCCCACCTATCCTCACTCATCAAATAACAGGAGCTAAACAATGTCCAACATCGCCACCCTCGCCGACGACTACGCCGCCCTCGACGCCCAGATCAAGGCCCTGACCAAGCAGCGCGACGCCATCAAGGTTCTGATCCTTGAGACCAAGGAGACGGTCATCCACGGCGAGAAGGCCATCGTGAAGGTCTCGGAGAGCTACCCCACGACCTTCTCGAAGGATCTGGCCGAGACGCTTCTGAGCCCCGAGGACTTCCGCCGCTGCCACGCCACGGCCATCAAGCCCACCATCAAGCTGACGATCAGCGCGACGGCCAAAGCCTTCGCATAAAAATAAATCGCGGGGTGCTCTTGACACCCCGCAATCATTGCGGTTATACAAGAACGGTAAACAAATCACTCACTCAGGAGCCAAACATGTTCATCGTGACCCTCAACTATAACGCTAAGACCTACGCCAATGAAACGGTTTATCCGACAATTGAGGAGGTGATTGCCGACATCGCCTCCGGTCAGATCGACGCAGACACCATCAATAAAATTATCGACATCAACTTAACCGCTAGCACAAGCCACGATGTGACCCAGTTCGTGGCCATCGAAGTCTGGCGGATACTTGACGCCAACAACGATTTCGCATGGCGCGAAATGCGCGACTGGCTGGAAAGCTTCAACCTCGACTGCAAGCACCTGACCGGCGAGACCGGCGATCTCGCCCGCGACTTTTATGGGAGGTGAGCATGACCATCACCCGCACCACCGAAGGGCTTTACATCCTCA